GGAATACTACTCAAATATCTTTGTAGTATCTGACCCTAAACACCCAGAGAATAATGGTAAGGTGTTTCTATTTAGGTATGGAAAGAAAATCTTTGATAAGATTATGGCTGCAATGCAACCAGAATTTGAAGATGAAACTCCTATTAACCCATTTGACTTTTGGGAAGGTGCGAACTTCAAACTGAAGATTCGTAAGGTAGATGGTTACTGGAACTATGATAAGTCGGAGTTTGATAAGGTATCAGCCTTAGCAGATGATGATGGTGAATTGGATTCTATTTGGAATAAACAGTATCCCCTTGCTGACTTTCATGCACCATCTAGTTTCAAGTCTTATGATGAACTCAAGAAAAGACTTGATGATGTACTATCTGGTACGGTAACTGCAAGTGCAGCTGCAATGATTGATGAAGATGTTGTGGAAACACCAACATTTAGGGAAGAACCCCAACCATCAATTCCATCTGTATCTGCTGAAGAAGATGACGATACAATGTCATACTTTCAGAAACTTGCAAATGAATAGTATGTGAATTGGGAAAAGTACTGGTGACGTGCCAGGGTTCACTACTAAGGGAGATGGGGGAAACTTCATCTCCCTTTTCTTATAAATACTACTGATACATTATAAGGAGAGAGGTAATGATAGAAGTAGTTGCTGCAGTTTCGGCCGCCAGTAGTGCATTTAGTGCCATCAAAGCTGGTTTTAGTGCAGGCCGAGATATTGAGGGTATGGCAAAAGATTTGTCCAGATGGATGGGTGCTGTATCAGATATCAAGAAGGCAGAAGAATACAATAGAAAACCGCCTCTGTTTAAGAAACTTTTCAATGCTGGTTCTGTAGAAGAAGAAGCTATGCAGATTTTTATGGCAAAGAAAAAAGCAGAGGATATGAGAAATGAACTCAAAAACATTATTACCTTTACAAGAGGAGTAAGTGCGTGGGAAGAGCTCTTACAAACTGAAGGTGATATTAGGAAGAAAAGGCAGAAAGCAATCTATGACCAAAAAGAACGTCAAAGAAAAGTCATTGAAGCAATTATGATAGTTTTACTTATAGTAGTTGTACTTGGATTTATTTCTGGAGTCGTATGGATGTTTATGCAAACTAGGGGTATGTTGTGAGAACTCTTTTAACAATTGTTTTGATAACATTTACATCACTTGCATTTGCACAACCTAAAAATATTATTGGTAATTGTCAAAGTTGTAATCTAACAAAACCTAGTCAAGACTATAATACCAGACAAAAAATTCAAAGAGGTATGATTGAAGAGAAGAAGTATACCACTTGTAGATTAAAGAAAAGAGTCAAGTCAAAACATACTGGAAGACAAGCGTGTATATACCAAGGTGGTAATAAAACCTTTACTTTAATGTATGAGGAAAACTGCCCATCCCAATATCAATGTGTTTATAACCCAGGCGGTATTGAGCCCAATATTGATGATATCATTGATAGTCTAAACAATATTAAAAAATAATTATCTAAATGCTCCAGCTGTAACTCCAGGCGGTAGGTTTTTTGGGTCATGTTGAATACCCATTACTACAGGCGAACTACTATTGGATGTATTATATGACGGTGCAACAACATTACTCACATTACTAGCAGTCTTTTGTATTGATTGTTGGTCAGCAGTATTTTTTAGAATTGCATCTCTTAATCGAACTGCTTCTGCTCTTGACTCTTCTGTAACTCCAGCATCCATATTGAATGTTCTCTGAACAAAGTTTCTTGAAGTATCAATACCCATTGTACTAAGTTCAGTTCTTTCTTCATCTGTAACACCATCTTTTAGAATCTGATTAATTCTTGCAACTTTATCTCTCATTGCATTAATTTGGTCTGGGTCAATAAGTTTTGTAATTGCATCAACTTGAGATTTTACACCACCAGCAACTTCATCAATACCAGTACTTTTAATTTTTAGTTTTTCTACTATTGTTGCAGTTTCATTTTTTTGTGCAGATACGTCAATTCCATCCATACCTCTGAATTGATTTGTTACCAAATCTTGGTCACGAACTGCATCAGGCGACATATTTTTCATATTCATTAAATCGGTTTGTAATTTATATTGTTCACTATGAATACCACCTAAATCTTTATCAACACCATATAAATCCATTCCAAAAGTTTGAAGTCCACCCTTATCTGCATTAAATTTTCTATCACCTCTTGCTTCAATAATTTGTTTATATACTCTTAACTTTCTACTTTCGTCTTCAGAAAGTTGACCACCTTGAGCAGCAAGTTCTGATTCTTTCGTTTCTAACTTATTTACATTATATTTCATCAACTCATGCATTTCAATACTTGCTTTTTGGTCAGCTTTTTGTTTTGTCTTTTCACTTACAAATCTACCCCTAACCATATCACCTTTTGAATTATATACTATTCCAGCGTGTTTATCTGCTCTTTCACTATAAGTTCTTTGAACTGCATCAACAACATCTTGGTCTTTATTGATTTCAGCAATTTTATCTTCTGTTTCTTTCTTCTTTTTTATTATTGCTCCTTCAATACCACCATCCATATCTTGGGTATTTTGTTGTGTTAAGAACTCGCCTGTTTCTGGATTCATACCAGCAAATTCATATATACTATCTGGTATAAACTTTGCAAGAAAACTATCTGGTGCTGGTAATACATTTCTTGCAAGTGTTGCTAATGCTCGTTTTGCATATCCACCAAAGTCACCAAATGATGGAAAGTTTGCAGTATCAAATGTAAATAAATCTACCAAGAAATCTTTTGCAGATGTTAGAATATTTTTTATTGAGTCAGTAACAGTACCTACAATATCTACATTACCTATACGTTCTGATAAATCATCAAATCCTAATATACCAGTTACAAATTCTAATAGTTTTTGAAACATTACTGCTGGTAATGATACAAGTGTTGCAAGTGCAGTAGAAACACCAGAAATAATTGCATCAACCAGACTATCTCCAGATGCAAGTGAATCTCTAAAGGATTGGAAACCCTCATAAAGAGAATATAAAACTGCTGCGATTGCAGCTCCGATTGCAATAAATGGTGCAAGTGGTATTAACATAGGCATTAGTGTTGTGGTTGCAAAAGTTAATAAACCTTTACCCATTGCAATCATAGCTGTTTTCATAACAAGACCAGCAGTTCTAATTCCAGTTAGTGCTTTACCACCAAGACTTAATGCACTAGTTCCAAGTGTTTTTCCGAATTCTAGTCCTTTTGCACCAGCGTTCTTCAGACTAGTACCAGCTGATTTTATACCATCACCCAAAAATTTTACACCATTACCAAGTTTTGTAAACGCTTTAGTCATCTTAACATCTGCAGCTTGTCTTACAGTTGCATCTGTTAAGAACTTATAACCACCTTTAAGTGCTAAGATTGCAAGTTTTAACGCTCCCATGAATATTGACGGTTTAAATATTGCGACTAAACCCAATGTAAGAGTTGTTGCTAAACCAAACTGTTCAACTAATGTATCTATGAAACCAAAGAAACCACCTAATGCATTTAACAAATCATCAAACGCTGGACTTTTAATAAACTTTAATAATGATATAATGATAATACCAATTGCAAAACCTTTTAATAATTTAAGACCACCCTCTTTCGCTGCTTTACCATATTTACCAGCAAATTCATCAAACGCTTTACCAGTTTTTGTAACACCATCTCTTATTTTACCAAAAACTTTTTGTCCAGCAAGTCTTTGTTCTTTTGCTTCAGCACTCTCACCCTCTGGGGGAGCACCAATATCTTCTAATTTTTTAACAGTTTTATTTGCAATTTTTGTGAAGATACCTATCTTCTTTTGATTCTCTTCATATCTTTTTAATTCTATTTGGGCGGCCGCCTGTTCTTCTGGATTAAGTGCTCCAGTACCTTCTGCAATTTCTTTTAATTGAACTAATTCTTCTTTTCTTAAATCTAAATCTTCTATTCTTTTTTTATCTTTACTTCTAGCATCTTCTACAAATTTATCACTTTGCTCTCTTACTCTATCAATAAGTGATGAACTACCTCTTTCTGCTATATCAATTTGTCTTTGTGCAATTGCTATTTGTTCTTTAGATGCAAACCGACCATCTATTTTTTGAGTTCTAACAACTTCTTTTAAATCATTAATTTCACTTTGAGTTAACTTACCCTCTTTAATTCTTTGTTCATTTGTTTCTTTTTGTTTTTGAGTATTTTCTTCAATTTTAGAGATAAAACTCATCATATTAACATTATTTCGCTCAGCAAATCTTTTAGTTAACTCATTAAGATGTTCACCTCGTTTTTTCTGTTCTTGAGTTTCTTCCATTTATCTACTTCTTTTTATCTGCGTATGCGTTTGCACCAAAGTAAGCGGCAACTAACGCTGATATAGCAACAAAATATGTTGGTGCAATATCACCAATAATTTTCGCTGCAGTTTCTTGTCCTAAGAATGATGTAATAAAAATTCCAGCAGGATACAATAACATACCTAATAACGCAAACCATGTCATCTTACGCATTGCATCTCTACGAGCATCTGCATCTTCAAGTTCTTTTCTTTTAAATTCCAAATCCATCTCCATTTCTTGTTTTGAAATGTGACCATCACCATTTGTGTCTTTTTTTGCGACTTCTGGGTCTACTGTTACTTCAACGGCCATAATTATCCCCTCTTTTGTTTCTCGTTCTCTCTTTTTATTCTTTCATTCTCTTCTTTAATATATTGGTCAAGTAATACAATATATATTTCCCTTTCCCACGGTATCATATTTTCCAAATCATATAATGAGTACTTGTAGTGTTGCATCATCTGAAAGTTAGTTCTAAAAAAACTTTCAAGACTATCATGCGAAAGGGCTATTCTAAAAAACTTTGCAGTCCTTCAATAACCACTTCATTTTCAACACCAGTATTAGGATTAGTAACCATTACTGTATGACTTAACTTAGGCGCAGTATCATAAAACTCTTGTATTTTCTCAAACTGTTCGGTATTTAATTGTTCAATAAAATCATCTAATTCTTTTTTACTAAACTCTTCATATACTTCTTCTTTGTCGTAGATATTCTTTACAGTCCTTTGGATAATATCCATACTAATTTTTACAGCACCATCTTCTTCATTCATTTCCATCATGTCTTTAATTCGTGGGTATCTCATAGTAATACCAACACCATCAATTAATTTTATATCACCATCTGTAATTGTATCAGTTTTCATTTTAATATCATCTAACAGAATATCAGTTGGTACATAAGTTTTCTTATCATCTGGACATAGAATATTAATTTTCATTTTTTCTCCTACAGATTTACCTCTAATCTGTAAAAATACATATTCTAAATCAAATGAAGTCATTTCTTCTGGGTTCTCAATCTTTCCAAAAGTACACGACTTAATAATTTCACAGACAGATAATAACATATCTTTAGTATTACCAGTTTCTTGTGCCATCATAAGAACCTTTTGTTCTTTCACTAGAAACGGTCTGTATTTAATCTTCTCTTTAGTTGATGGTAGTTCCAATTCAAAGGTTGGTGTATTCAGTTTTGGTAAAGCCATTATATTCTCCTATTCATAATTTTTAACGACCAAATGGTGGCCCTTGTCTTCTTTTTTCTTCAAATCCAATTGTTCTAAAATATCTATATTTAAATCCTACAGATAAAGTTCCAACAGCAGTAGATGTATCTTGAGATAACGCCACAGTTCCAATAGTATCTGGAAATGCTTCTTCTACTTTGACTCCATGTTTTCTTACATCTTTTTCATCTAATGTATATATTTCTAGACTTCCAACATATTCATTGTAGTAATTTAAATCAAATGTAAATGGATTAAATGTTGTTTTTTGCCACTCTTCAAAGTATAATTTTTCTGTCATATCAGTACTTAAATAAAAAGTTGCATTTAACGAACCATAAGTTTGTCCTTGAACAATATCATGCATTGGGCCATATACGTTACTATTTGCAACAGTTCTTAAACTTCTATCTGGTAACGTAATTTCTTTCACATGAAATTGCACTTGTTTAGTAGGTCTTGGGCCATTCATAGCACCATTAATTACTATTTCAAATCTATTAGGTTTCATGAAACCAAATTTTTTGAAAGTATCTATCGCTTGGTCACTTACTTGTTGTGTACTACCAAGATTTACATTTCTAGTTCTAAAACTCATCTTGC